CTCTTGCTCTGCGTATTTGTTATAAAAATGTTTTCCAAAAGATTGTGAGTAGTAACCATTGACTGGTGTTCCTTTAGTTCGTCCCTTTGATGAAATGTAAGGAACTGAAATCTGTTTTTGCAGATCTCCTCCACAGCCACATTGATGTGTTTCATGAAAGGTTTCCATCTGTTCGATAGACAGTATCTCCTCATGAAGTGTTTCGCAAGATTTGCATTTAAAGTTGTAAAACGGCATTGTATGTTCTCCTATTAGCTAAAGGGCAGTGCGCCCGGTAGAATACCTTGTAAGTTTGCTGGGCCTTGTGGGCCTCCAGCTGCTTGAGGATTTTGAGACATTTCTACTGCATCTGCTTGAATGGCTTCTCCAGCCAGTGCTGCTTGTGCTGCCGAAATACGGGCGTTGTTTTCCTCTGCGGCCATAACGAAATCTTCTGGTAGATTTAAAGCTCTTACCATTTCTTCCAAAATAGTCATTGTAGGGACACCTAGTTGTTGTAATAACGGGATTGATTGCAAGAACTCTCTTTTCTTCACGCTTTCGGAAAGTGGAGTTTGTGCTTGATCTTGTGCGAAAACAATAAACATCTCGTCTAAATCCATCGGTGTAACAACCGTTGGCTCGCCCGCAATGCTTAATAGTTCTCTGGTATCGTCTTCTTCAATGTAAAGAGCTAGCATGTAGAGATAAGCTCTAGCTAGATCTTCTATTGTATTATCCCTTTCTCTCGCTAACCTACCTACCTCAGATGAAGTATAAGCGGCAAGTGCTGTTATCTCCGTAGCCGATGCTCTTGTGCTTTCACCCCTTGTAAAGGGAGCCAAGATGGAGCCTTTGTCTTTATCGACCTGCACTTGTTGATAATAGTATTGAAGTTCTGGAGGTGTTGGATTTTGAGGAAGGGGACGGACAATACCATCCATTGTTTCCTCATCAATCTCAATAAACAGCCCATCAATACCACTAGTAACTTGTGCCATTTGTTCTTCGTCCATAGCTCCTTTTTTAACCAAGTATTGACGAGAACATTTACGGACAGCATTAGCTTGGAAAGTTCTAATGATGTTAGTTTCATAGAGTTGATCATAGATGCGCTTCATCGCTGAATAACCGCGAAGAGGCTCATCAGGCAACCTATTAAAGTAAAATGGTATAATCGGAAGAACAGGATCTCCCTTTGGATCCATGAATGGGATCTCATACTTATCTAAAAACTTCTCACCATCGCTCCAGTTTGGTGTCCAATGATAAACCATACCAGTAGCAATGTCATAGATCTCAACCATTTCAATGTATTTGTAATAATCAAAATCATAATCACCTATGTCGCCATCTTCCTTTTCGTATTCTCTTTGATAGCGATCGAAGAAATCCTTTTTAAATACTGAGTTCCATCTTTTCTTTCCATAAATCCTATTAGCATCGATAACAGTCATGTAGTATTTATGACCCACAAATCTTTGCTCATCCCACCTGCGTGCATTTCTATCTGTAATCACTTCCCAAGGTGGTATTGCAGTTAAATCTATTTTTCTGTAAATGTCTTCTTGACCTGTAGGAAGAAGCTTAACAAAAGAGTTAGGATAGATTAAAGCTAATCGTGCTGCAGCTTCAAGCTCTTTTCTTTGAAAGATTAAAAAATCATTAGCCAAATGCTGAGCTATCTGTGCATTACCTCTTCCTTTTAAACCAGATTTAACAATCACACCTGGGTTTCTAGAAAATAATGAAGCAATGTAGCTTTCAATAAAGCCATAACCATCTGATGTTTGAACATAAAGCTGAGAGTTAAGCTGACTTTCTTTATTCCAAAACTGTGTCTCATAAACTGATTTGTATCGCCATAGCTCTTGCTTCTGCTCTTCCCAATACTTATCATGTTCATGACAGATCTGTTTAACTACCTCAACTGATAAAGAATAACTCATTTATTTACCATCCTCTAATGTGTTGGTGTATGCCGTTAGCTTTAAGTATTCTTTGTGATTTTCTTTTTTTTCTGTATTCATCAATCATACTCCTCCGAACTGACAGGAAGCTTGGAACCCCAACGAGTTTTGCCGCCCATAAAGCTAATGCTATACTCATGACCATGTCGTCGTGAGCCCCTATAGCTGCTGGTGCGCCTTTTGTTATTTGAATGTTTCGAAGCTCTTGCCATAGATCTTTATCCACACAGGTAATACACTGTTCGCAGATTAAATCGCGTAAGTGGTCATAGATAGCGATTTTATTTTCCTTCCTCGTTCTCCAATCCCTTCCGCGTTTGTCTTTATAAAGGTTTTTTAGCTTCCATTCTTTTAATCTGTATAGGACAGTTTCACCTGGCCCATTTTGCTCTACCAATGTTAGCGGATTACCGTATTCATGATACAAATCAAAAATCAGTTCAGCTAACTTATGTGGTAAAATCTCATTGCTTCTATAGCAATAAACTGGTTGCATTGTGGTGCAGCTTACAATAGTAATAACTGAGTAATCACCACCCCCACCACTCGCGACATCAACGCCCATAGCGAACTTATCGCCTTCTATTGCATCCGTGTATTGTCTTTCCGATGAGCGGCCATTGTCACTTCGCTCTAAACGATCTAAGATGTCCATCGGAAAGAAGTTGTTAGAGGATGCAAAGAAGGCTTCATCGACTGTAGCGGGAAACTCGCGTCTAAACTTTTCTACACCTAATGTATTAATCTGTGTTCTACGCCAGTAAAGCTGGCCTAATGTTAAACCAAACTGTTCCTTTAAAGCCTGTTCTTCTGAAGTGGGATTAGGAACCTGAGGCTGATGGAACTGAGATTTTTTAGTGTAGATTTTATGTTGATGCCAAGGAAAGAAACAAAGGTGCCAACCATTCTCTGGTGCTCCCATAATAAGTTGGTGGTATTTATCACCTGGTGTATTTGGCGTTGTTTCTATAATAATCTGTCCTTCCCCTACTGAAGAGACAACATTGGCAAGCAAATCACTTTGATCGTCAAAGAAAGCAAACTCAGAGATGTGGCTAGATGAAAAAGTAAAGCTTCGCGTGGCTCCGGCCTTCCCACTTGCGGTAAAGGATCTAAGTGTCGATTTAGTATCTCCAAACTGGAGGGTTCTTGAGGACGATTTGCTAAGCTTCCTTTGCAATGGTTTTGGCAATGAGAGATAGAACTCTTTGTCCATTTGGTGGAGGTGGTCGGCACTGTCTCTGGTATAACTAATAATGGCGTGGCTTGTTGGCTCTCCTGACATGTATTGTTTCCAGAGGAAGTAAGCTCTGATAAGAGTTGAGCATCCAAGTTGGCGTGCTTTAAGAACGATAATACGGTTTTGCGTGAGTAATGCATCTAATAGCTCCTCTTGCTCGTCCCTTAGAACAAAAGGAACCAGCTTGTTATTTTCTTTATCGAATACTTTTAAAAACTTGAAAAAGTTTCTTGGGTTCTCAAAAGCGTTTAATAGCTCCTGAGGAACCTTCCTAATCCTGGCCGCCATCTATCACCCTGAGTATTTCGTCGAAATCACCATCTGCAGTTCCAAACTCAACCTTATACTTGTGCATCACCTGTAGTAGTTCCATAAAGGTTCTAGGTGAGGCTTTCCAATCTGTTTCATCGTTGTGTTTGACTGCTAATAGCATAATGCTTTTCACGATCTGCTCAAAGTCACCACCTTCTACAGCCTTCTTTAGCCGTGTCTTGTAGTTTCTGGAACGCAGAGCGTGCTCAGCTTTCTTCTTTAGTTTTTGATCTTGAGTGCTCATAGTGTTACCTCCTATGTATAGCACTTTATTTTTCCTTGTCATAATCACCTAGAGGTATTTTAAACTTTTCATCTAATCCATCCATGTCTATTAAACGATGGCAAGTAAGTGTATTTAACATGTAATACTGAAGACGAGTTAAGACACGGCCTTCAACCACACCTTTATTCTTCTCAAACATCTTATTAACACGACACACATCAGGCCTAGTATCATAGATCTTGCATTGATTATTCTCATCTAGATTTAAACAGCGTCCGTTCTCATCAACTGGTAGCTCTTTTTGAAGAGTGCCCACATGATTACAACAAGCTCCGCAACCACTACAAAGAAACTTCATAACAAGCTTCTAAGTAGTTTCATTGCTCGCTTTTCACGCTTCCATAAGTAGCTAATGTTGAAGCCTAACTTATCGCCTATTTCACGCCACTTTAAGTTATGTCCGTATCGTAGCATTAGGATGTTCTGATCCAACTCTGAGATGTGTTTTAATAAGGGCCCCAGTATTTCCATAGGGTCAGGCTGTTTAATGTCTTCTCCAGCATCCTCGTCATCCCATGAATGTGTCTGATAACAACACTCATTTTGGTCAATAATCCAATCGATTGTAGTTTGCTTGTATGATTTATGGTAGCGATACCAGATCTTATCATCTTCATCTTTTAAACCAACCCACCAAGCATGTTTGTGATACATGTTCATAATCTTATCCTCCAGTCGCACGCCCTTGGGGTGCCTTTTACAGTTTGCATCTTCCATCTACCCGCCATTGGGATCTGGTTATACCTACCATCCGCCCATTTACACCAAGCTTGTTGGTCAAAGTGGGGAATGTAGAGCCTAACCCGTGGAAGCTTATCATCAACTAACACAACTTTCGCTTCATAATGCTCTTTAAGAGCTGAGTTATAAAGATTGAAGGTTTTGTCTAAGACGCGACCTTCAAAAAACTTATCTGGGTATCTACTACCCTTCCAGTATGGAGGTTTCTCAAACACCATACCACCTTTATTTCTAGACATTTATTATCTCCCTGCAAGTTAATACAGGTATAAGTATAACGAGACGCCTGTTTTTATAAACGGGGTCGTT